CCTTATCAAAGTGGGCCAAGTACAACAACGTTTATGACAGCGCCAAGTACATCTGGCACGTATTTAGGCTGGAACGGCTCTGGATTTTATTGGGCAGCAACAACTGGACCGTCTGGTTACAGTGGATTCTCTGGCTTTTCTGGATACAGCGGTATTGGATTTAGTGGTGGATCTGGGTATAGTGGATTCTCTGGCTATAGTGGTATTAGTGGCTATAGTGGTATATCTGGTTATAGTGGTTTTTCTGGTTACAGTGGCATATCTGGCTTTAGTGGTTACAGTGGTATCTCTGGATATAGTGGCACTAACGGTGCATCTGGTATCTCTGGATATAGTGGCACTAACGGTGCATCTGGTATCTCTGGATATAGTGGATACTCTGGTGTAGGTGCATCTGGTTCACAAGGAACAAGCGGATATAGTGGTTACAGTGGCTTCTCTGGTATCAACGCAACTGGGCAGTCTGGTTATAGCGGTTTTAGTGGTATCTCTGGTTACAGTGGTTCTGGTGTTTCTGGTTATAGTGGCTTTAGTGGCTATTCTGGTACATCTGGCTACTCTGGAATGGGGACATCTGGTTACAGCGGTTATAGCGGTGCAGCGGGTATATCTGGCTACAGTGGTATTAGTGGCTACAGTGGTATATCTGGCTACAGCGGTTCTGGTATCAGTGGTTATAGCGGAGCATCTGGGTATTCTGGTGCTACACCAACATCTGTGGCAAATATTACTGGCGGTTCTGCTGGTAATTTATTGTATCAATCTGCTGCTAATACTACAGCATTTTTAGCTAACCAAACAGGTAAAGTATTAGTGGGTGGTGCAGTAACACCAACTTATACAGCGACTTCTGGTATTAGTGGTGTTGGTAGTGCTATCAATATTGTTGGTGGTGCGTCTGGCCAAATTCCATATCAAACTGGTACTAACACAACTGGATTTTCACCTACCCCAACAACGGGATCATCAACCAATCCAGGGTTTCTAGCTTACGTTGGTGCATCTGGGTTTGTTTGGAGTCAATGGAAAACATACTTAACAAGCACTAATATCAATAGTGCACTTGGATATACCGCAGCAGATGCTCTTGGTACAAATGCTTCTGGTACGTGGTCTATCAACGTAACGGGCAGTGCTGCAACTGCAGGAACAGCCGGTTCTATATACAATGGTGCTAGTGGTTGGGGTGTAACACCCAGTGGTGCAAATTTATTTTTCAGTTATAATGGTAATAATATTGCTGAATTACCATCTGGAAGTCCATCATATACTGGTACACCTTTATTAGCAGTAACGCAGGCTAACGGTTGTGTTTATGAAAATGCACAAACTATTACAAGTAACTATACAATGACATCTGGTAATAACGGACAGTCAGCAGGACCCATAACAGTAGCAACGGGCATAACAGTAACTATCCCAGACAATAGTCGTTGGGTAATTAACTAAGGAAAAATTATGGCAGGTACATTAGTAATTGATACATTAAACGCAAGTTCAGGACCACTATCTACCAATAATGGAATGAGTGGTATTGCTAAAGCATGGGTAAATTTTGCTGGTTCAACTGGTTCAATTAATAGTTCAATGAATGTTAGTTCTGTAACAAGAAATGCTACTGGAAACTATACAGTTACTTTTACAAATGCTATGCCTAATGCTAATTATGTAGTATGCCATGCCGCAACAAATCAAGGAACAAATAGTGGCAATTGGACTACAAGTGGTACTCCAGTTATTCAAACATATCTCGCTTCTACAAAATCAACTTCAAGTGTAAATATACTTAATATGTATGCAGGTGGTAGTAACGCTTTTGATAATGTGGAACAGGGTATTGCAATACACGCTTAATAAAGGATAAATCATGGCAGGAACAATCGTATCAGATACTTTACAAGATGGTTCAGGTAATAGTACAGCAACTACTAATGCTATTAAAGGTAGTGCAAAGGCTTGGGTTACAGTTAATGGGACTTTAAGTTCAAGTATGACACTTGCATCTTATGGAGTAAGTTCTGTTACTTATATTTCATCTTGTTTATATCAAGTTAGTTTTTCTACTGCATTTACTGATGCTAATTATTCTAGTGCAGTATCTTCTAGTTGGGATTCTGGTGGAAATAGTTATCCAATGATTGCAAATATAGCAAATAATGGAACTTATGCACCATCAACTACTTCAACTTATATAGTCAGTCGTGTTTATAACAATGGCTCAACAGGGTTTTTAGTAAACTATTTATACGCAATATTTTTTAGATAATTTTTTAAAGGAAAACAAATGACACAAGTAATTATTCATACAAACGACAACGGTGGAGTTTCAGTTACCGTTCCTACAGGCGAGTTATCTATTGATGCAGTTAAAACAAAAGATACTCCAGCAGGTTCAATTATTGTTGATTCTTCTACGCTTCCACAAGGCGCAGATGCTAAGTTTTTTGATGCTTGGGTGCTTAACGGCTCAACAGTATCAGTAGACTTAACTAAGGCTAAAGCGTTTGCTAACACTATGTTAAATGGTATGGCGAAGGCAGAAGTATCACATCGTACAACCAACGCAGGTATTGGTGTAGAAAACAAATTATCAGATGCTGACTGGTTGGCATTACTTACAACTGCTCGTACTGCTATTTCTTCTGCTACCACAACTCAACAGTTATTAGATGCTTTAACCCCTGTTCAATCTGCAATTACGGCTAACGCTTAAGGAGTAGGCTATGGCAATGACTATAGATGGTACTAATGGGTTAACATTCCCAAACAGTACCACTCAGACAAGTGGCGGTGCTCCTGCTAGGGCTTGGGTAAGTTTTAATACTGCCAATCCACCAACAATAAATGCTTCATTTAATGTCTCATCTGTTACTTATGTAACTGCGTATGCATATCAAATAAATTTTACAACTGCTTTTACAGATGTAAATTATGCTATGGCAGGTAGTGGACAATATTTTGGGTCTAGCAATTTTGTTTTAATTTCTTATAGTGCAAACTATACTTCATCTGCAAGCCAATGTACTGTAACACCTACTTACGCTGGTAGTCTTGGAACAACTGGAATGCTTGTAAACGCAACATTTTTTAGATAAGGCAATAAGTAAGTGAATGCCAGATATCAATCCTATTGCCGAGGGTGCAAAGTCTTTAGCAAATAGCCTTGAACAAAGTAGAGAGGCTGGTAAAAAACTTACCAAAAGCATTGAAAACATCCAGCGTGACGGCACGGAAGTTGCTTTACAAGAATTAGAAGCAAGAAAAAAGCACAAGATACACGAAGAGGCGATGGAGAACTCGATGATATATCGGGCGATTCAAGAATATGAAACCCAAAAAACTATTATTAATGCTGAGAATCAAGCCGAAAAAGAATTTAAAGCAAAATATGGTAATAAGGAATGGTCAAAAGTACTTGAGTTAAAAACTATGGTAGAAAAAGAACATCAAGAAAATAAAAAATACTATGGGCATAAACTTGAAGACGTTAGACGTGTACAGTTTTGGTGCTTCTTTGTAGCCTTTATTATTACAAGTTTGCTGTTTTATTTTAATCTAGTATGAGCTGGGTTAAGTATTGGTTTGCCGTATTTTTAATTGAAATAGTTATTTGGTCTTATGTGATTTATTTGCATTTTGAAATTAAGGAACTAGAAAAAATAATGGTGCCAAAACCAAGATTTGACAAAGAACATAAAGTAGTTGTTAAAACTAAAAAAGATATAGTTCGTGGGTAATTTTTAATCAAAGGAGACGTTATGTCAATATTAGATGTTGTTGAAGAAAAAGTAGAAGAGGTTGTGACTGAAGTTGAATCTGTTGTGGTTGAAGAAGAACAAAAGGTAGAAGAAGTAGTGAGTTCAAACCCAATTATTCAAATGGCTATCAAACAAGCTAAAGAACGACTATTAAGAGAAACAGCAAAATAATATGGATATCCAAACATTAATTAATACGGTTTTACCGTTAATTTGTGTGGCGATAGGTTGGTTTTGCAAAGAACTGTGGACAGCAGTTCAAGATTTAAAAAACGACCTTCACGACTTACGTACACACCTAGCTGAAAACTATATGCACAAGGTTGACTTCTCTGACCGTTGGGAGGAAGTATTAAAAGCCATCCATCGTATTGAAGACAAGTTAGATAAATTACAGGAGAAGTAATATGGAATGGTTAGCCCAAATTGCTCCAGGTATTGCAACTGCTCTTGGCGGACCGTTAGCTGGAATAGCAGTTACAGCAATATCAAAAGCACTTAACATTGACGAAAAAGATGTGCAGTCTACCATTGAATCTGGTAAACTTAATTCTGATCAGTTAGCTGCTATTAAACAAGCTGAGATTGAATTGCAAGCAAAGGCGCAAGAGTTGGGACTTAATTTTGAAAAATTAGCTACAGAAGACCGTAAATCTGCACGTGATATGCAGATTGCAACTAAGTCTTTTGTACCGCCGTTGCTGTCGATTTTAATAGTGGTGGCATGGTCTTTTATTCAATATTTTTTACTAACCCATATTATTGCTCAAGAGATGCGTGAATTAGTTGCCAGAGTTTTAGGTACATTAGACAGTGCATTAATGTTGGTATTATCTTTTTACTTTGGTTCTAGTTCCGGTAGTCAAGCCAAAGATGAAATGATACATAATTCAACTCCCGTTAACAATTGAAGAAAATAATTATTGCAGCAATACTTATTGTATTTACTGCGTGTTTCAACAAAGAATTTAGAAACGAGACAATAGAAAAAATCATGGCAATTACAGAATCCACATTAAACACTATTATTCGATTTGAAGGTAAACGCAATAAGGCATACCAAGATACTAAAGGTCTTTGGACAATTGGTGTTGGCCACCTTATTAAACCCGATGAACAACACCTAATCAATACCGTTCTTACAGATGAAGAAGTTCAAAACCTTCTTAGACACGATTTAAGCTGGTGTGACGAGGCTGTTACATCATCTGTGAAGGTACCCCTTAACCAGAACCAATATGACGCCCTATACAGCCTCTGTTTCAATATTGGTGCATCTGCTTTTAAGAACTCTACAGTTGTTAAAAAATTAAACCAAAATGATTATGCTGGTGCCGCAGACGCAATTCTAATGTGGAATAAACCAGCCGTTTTAATACCACGTAGAGAATCAGAAAAAAAGCTGTTTTTAACACCAATTAAGGGCGAAAATACTTAATTTTTTGCATTAGTAGATATAAGGACTGATCATCCTTTTTTTATAATATTAACCTCGGGGATACTAAATGGACGGATTTAAAACACTACCTAAGATGCAACACTTTAAAGAAGGTGGGCATGCTAAAACTAAAGAAATGTGTGGCGGTGGAAAAGCCTATAAAAAAGGTGGTGAAGTAGGCGAAGAAGATTTAAAACAAGACAAAGCCATGATTAAAAAGGCTTTCAAACAGCATGATGAAGCTGAACACGATAAAGAACCTACTGAGATTAAACTTAAAACCGGTGGTCGTTCTAAAAAAGAAAAAGGTACAGTTCGTAAATATAAAGATGGTGGTTCTGTAACCAACGTCTACGAAGCTAAAAAAAGCTCTGGTGATTTAGATAACATTAAAAAAACTAAAGATATCAAACCAGGTAAAGCTGAAGCTCCATCAAAAGCTTCAGAAAAACCTAGTATGAAAGGTTCTGACGTTTCTAAAGAAAAAAGCAAACCATCTGGTCACGAAGACCCATACATCAAAAGTAAAGAATCTGGAAAATCCGCAGATGCTCCATCTGGCGCCAAAGGAGGTCCAAATAAATACAAGACTGGTGGTGGCGTAAAAAAGATGCAAGCCGGTAGTCTGACCGGCAGATTATCAGACTACGTTATGGGCACACCAGCACAAAACGCTAAAGCAAAAAAAGAGATGGCAGATTATTTAAGAGCTAAACAAATGCAACAAGCAGCTGGTCAACAAATGAGTCCTGGCGAAAATATGGCTATGGGATTAGCTGGGTTGGGTCAAGGGGCATCTACCCCTTCTGCACCAGTTGATCAAATGGGTAATGCTACAGGTATGCCAGCACAAAAACGTGGCGGTCGTGCAGGTAAGAGAAAGTAATGCCGTATAAGTCAAAAGACC